GAGAGTTTTCGCGTGAGGCCCTAGAGGTCTTCACAACGCAGATCCCGCAGAAAATATCCATTGGGAATTTCCTGTGGGAGTTACGTGAGATGGCCGCAATGTTGCCCCGTCTCGCTGACACTCTCTTATCGTCCATTGCTGGCGGTTACCTGTCCTATGAGTTCGGCTCTGCGCCGTTCTTTTCGGACCTGAAAACACTAGCGAATCTCAACCAGAGCGTCGAAGATAGGTTATCCTTCCTGCGCAAAACGCGGAAGAAAGTCACACGTCTAGGACATGCCAAGAAGCATACCCTTACGTTTGATTCCTACGTATACGACACTAATCTCACTGGTTGGCAGGGTTTTATCGACCCTGGGACTGTTGATCTACGGTTGATCGCTGGGTGTAAATTCACCCACGACATTCCGTGGCTTGACACGGTGCATGGAAAATTGAGGGCTTTTGGTTCCGCTTTGGGGCTTAACAATCCAGTCCTTGCCGTTTGGCAAGCTCTACCATTTAGTTTTATGGTAGACTGGTTTGTTGACGTCGGCGGAATGCTTTCCGGCTTGGATCTCCAAGATGAGACCGCAGGCTGGAAAGTCTGGGACCTTACCTGGTCAGCTGAATTCAGCTGGGTAGATAAGGTTTACCAGCGGTCATATGATTATTCTGGTTCACTTGTTGTGAACTGGCCGATCACTGACCTACTGTCCTCGTTTTACGCTCGTTCCCCCGGCTATCCAGAGATCGGGTTTCTAGCTTCGCTAGATCCAGAATCTCTTTCTCCGAAGCAACTCTCACTTTTGTTAGCGCTAATCCTTGCGAATTAGCCTAGCAGGAAGACAAGGTGCCCCATGTCGTTCACTGACCCGCTCGCCCTTGAGGCGAAAGAGTCCGACGGTAGTGCTTTTGGTACTACCGAGGCCCGTCCTTTCATCCGTCTGTCCACGACGCCAGACGGCTCCATTTGGCTCGACACTTCATCCACGATTAGCGAACCTGTCAATCTCGTGTTGCAAAACACTAAGATTGGCAAGCTCCCAAACGTCCGGATTAAGCGCCGAGTTGCCATCACCCGCCTTGAAAACGGGGTTGACAACGT